ATAAAGCTCCCTAGCAGCACTTTCTCGTTCAATACCATCTAGCATAGCCTGATTAACAAAACTATCGCCTTTCTTGCCTGTAATACGTTCTGATACAAGTTGGACAAGATAGTTTTTACGTGATGTAGATACACCTGTTTTAGTCTTGGCGATAACATCCGATATTCTGGATGCTGTCACCTTGCCTAATCTTTGTTGAAACCACTCTTCTGTGCGTTGTTCAATCATAGGAAGTCTTCTTTAGATACTAGCTTAACAGGATTACTTTGTTGATGAATGGCATTAACTACTTCATTGGCTGAAGCAAACTCTGTGCCACCTAATCCTAAAGCTGCTAAACATCTTCCAATTGCTGAAGTCTCACAGTTTTCTACATAAGATGTTCCATTGATTTGTGATGCTTTACGGAACTCCTGTGCATGACCTGTAGCAAATGTTTGTACTTGACCGTTTTCTAAGTGAACACCTGCATAAGCCTTAACAATACATTGTTCATCATCAATCTTAACTATTTCAGTAGTAAGAAAGTAAGTAGGGAACTGTTCTCTAAATTCTTGAACTCTTAATGCTACTGTTTTATAGTTCTTGCCTTTAATATTAACTACACCTTGTTTAGTCATGCTTCTCTCCTGTTGTTGTAATTGTTGCTGGTGCTGTTCCATTTGCACCTGGTCGTAATGTTGTTGTTGACTCATTTTGTTCTCTCTCCCATTTGTCGTTATCTAGTTTAAGTTCGTCATTCAATCTCTTAAGAATATCTGCTATATGTTCTAGCATATAATTCTCCATGTGAAGTATGCTATAAAAATTATCATAAAGCAAATAATATATCTACTCATATTGCACCTGCCAATTTACCCATGATTTGTAAGCAAAGCCATACATAAGCCCAAAATAATACTGATAATACTACCATTGTTGAAATTTTCATAATATTTTCCTTAAACAAGCTCAGTAATAAGAAATGAATTTGGATAATCTTTTTTATGCACTTCAATCCAAAGTTCTGCATGAGTTAAACAGTCAAAGTTCTCTGCAACAACTTTATCATCATTATTAGAGTCAATAACAATGTAATCAAATTGTTGGTATTTATTGTCATAAAGCATTTTTCTCTCCTAAAGTTTCTTCACAAAGTTGTTCAAAAAGACCAGAATCATTACGAATGACTTGATACGCAATTTTTTGATATTTGTCACATGATTTAAGATTGTTATGAATATACATAAATGCTTGCTGAAATGTCAAGTTTTTATGTTGTGCAAGCGTTTCAACTACTGAATAAGCACCTGTAATTCTCATTTCTCTCTCCTAAAATAAATACTACAATGTCTATCTTAATGATAAAAAATGTCATGTCAAGTATTTTCTAGAAAATAATTAGTTTACAACTAGAATTATGTATGTTAATCTTTTTCGGCAATATTAACCAACTGGAGAGTGTATGTACAAAATTAAAAACTGGGAGAAATTCAATCTCTATAACCCAAAGAATCCAAGATACCAAAAAAAGATGACATGGTTTAAGTTTTATGGTACGGATTACATAAATAACATAGATATTCATAAGCTATCTTTTGAACAAAAAGCTGTTTTAGTAGAGTTATGGTGTCTTGGTTCTGAAAGTGATGGTGTATTACCAGAAGTGTTTGAAATAGCTTTTAGACTTCACTATCCTATTGATTTTGTTGATAAAATAGTAAAAGAACTATTTACTAGAGGTTGGCTAGAGAAAGACTATCAGCCTGTTAGTATAGAGAAGATAAGAGGAAGAGAAGATAAAGAGAAGATATATGTCGTTAAAACGACCAATAGGTTTGATGAATTTTGGGAAAGTTATCCTAGTGTTCGTAAAGTCAACAAGAAAACATGTATGGAAAGATGGGCTAATAAAAACATTGACGCTATAGCAGATGAAGTGATAGGGTATGTAAAACGTATGAAAGATACTCAATCATGGAAAGATGGTTTTTCACCAGCTCCTTTAACTTTGCTCAATCAGGAAAGATGGAATGATGGTGAAGCAACTGTAGAACGTAAAGCATGGGAAGGTGGCATTTAATGAATATAGGTGAAGCATTAGATAAATTAACTGTCAATCAATCAGTTATTACTGAATATTATAATAAGGAGTATGCTCATGCTGAGTTTAAAATTAAAGCTGCGGATATTTTTACTGACCACGTGGTACAGTATTTTAGTGAGGAAGTTTATAGTGGTAAATCGCTTGGTTGGCTTAAAACGGAAGATAAGTTCAGGGTTAGGACTTCGGAATTAACAATTTTAACAGGGGTATCAGGGCATGGGAAATCTATGTGGCTATCACAAGTTGTACTAGGCATGATGAAGCAAAATACAAAATGTTTAATAGCTTCTTTGGAAATGCGCCCTGTATTAACATTAGCTAGAATGATTACACAAGCATTAGGTTCACCAGAGCCAACAGAAGATTATATTAGAAAATTTTGTGATAGGGCAAAAGATAGGTTATATATTTACGACCAGTTAGGAACTACAACTTCTGACGATATGATAGCCACATTATATTATGCCAAGCATATCCTTGGTGTTGATATATTTATTATTGACAGTTTAATGAAAATAAGTAATATTAGTGAAGAATCATTAGAGGCACAAAAATTGTTTACTGATAGATTGGCTGTTACGGCACGTGATTTAAATATTTCTATTTTTTTGGTTGCACATACAAGAAAACTTAAAGATGAAAACGAAATACCTGATGCTACAAACATTATGGGTAGTTCACACATAAGAAACCTTTGTGACAATATTATCTGCGTATGGCGCAACCGTTATAAGGAAAAGCTAATTGAAGAAGGAAAAACTTCTGATGATGAATTAAAAATTATTCCTGATGCTAAAGTTTTTATTCAAAAACAAAGAAACGGTCAATGGGAAGGCTCATTTAATTTTTGGTTTAGTCAAAAAACTTTATGTTACAGAGAGAGTCCATGACAATTAATGATTTTATTAAAGCCTGTAAAAAATTATTTGGTGATGATATAGAATATAAAGCTGTATCAAAAGACGGTCAAACTTTTAAAACGAAGGGATGGAGAGATGATAAAGTGGGCATTAACGCAACAAAACCTACCGCAACTTATAGAGAAACTAAAACTTCTTGATTTTACTAAACGCTGGCGTGTAACAGTAACAGACGCTAAACTTAACCGCAGTCTAGAGCAAAACGAAAGACTATGGCAATTGTATACAAGTTTAGGAAATCATTTGGGATTAGATAAACAACAAGTCCATGAGCTTATGTCATACCGTCTGTTGCGTTATCAAACAGTCATAGCTGGATTTCCTGTAGAACTTATAAAATCAACCACAAAACTTACAACCTCAGAAATGACTGAATACCAACAACAGATAGAGGTATGGGGTCAAACTGTTGGCTGGGGTTGGGATTATTAATTATGACGATACAACAAAAATTAGAAATGTTTGACAATGATGAGCAACATTTAATTGATACAACATATACAAAAAAAGTTGACGTGCCGTTATATGTTCCAAAGTATGAAAAGCCTAATATTTATGAGCTTTATGATAGTTTAAAGTCAATTAAATTAATACAAAAAATTAATAATTCTAATGTCTCTGATGATGAAAAAAAGTTTTTAACTTTTGCAGCTTATAGACATATTGTATTTAATTTTGCAAAAATTGCAGATTACTATGCTCACTCAAGTTCTGAAATGCAAGAGTTAATGGAACAATCAGCTTTAGTAATTGTTGATTTTGACAAAGCTATTGAGTATGGTTATGTTGCATTAAACAATCAATTATCAAATCAATATCTGGAAGAACAAAGTGATAGATAATTTTTGCGTTTTTATATTAAGCCATAATAGACATGACAGAGTTTATACTTACAATACGTTAAGAGAAAAAAACTATACTGGTAAAATTTTTATTATTATTGATGATGAAGATAAATCTCATAATAAATATATTGAAACATATGGTAGTCAAGTAATAACTTTTTCTAAAGATGAAGTTGCAAAGACATTTGACATAGGCGATAGTTTTGATGATAAAAGAGCAGTTGTGTTTGCAAGAAATGCCTGTTTTGACATAGCAAAAAAATTAGGTTATACGTATTTTATGCAACTTGATGATGACTATACAGACTTTAGATGGTCTTTTGACAATGATAAAAAATATGTAACCAATAAATACATTAAAAACTTGGATAAAATATTTGAAATCATGTTAGATTTTTATAAAAAAACATCTTTTACATCTATTTGTATGGCTCAAGGTGGTGATTTTATAGGTGGTGAAAATAGTGGTTTAAGTAAAACATATTTAGACGGTCAAATATCAAGAAAAATTATGAACAGTTTTTTATGTTCAGTTGATAGACCATTTCAATTTGTTGGTAGAATAAATGAAGATGTAAATGCTTATTGTTATTTTGGCTACAAAGGTTATTTATTTATGACAATTGCACAGTTACGACTTGAACAAAAGCAAACTCAAAGTAATGCT